ACAATCACCACGCTACTGCACTGCTATACGCCTTCGCCTCTTAGCTACACGCATCGTGATGACCTGTGCTTTGCCGAGCAGGGTACGTACGATATGTTGATGGAGGGTGATGCGTCTGGCCTTATCAGCTATGCGACCAAGTCGCATGGTGCAGTCAGCACTATCGCCGAGGTCATCTGCTACTACCTGCAATGGGATGTACGCAAGACTGTGACGTTCAAGCCAACATTGCCTGCACTGTTGACCTGATGCGTAGCGGGGGTTCGCCCCCGCATTTTTAAGGAGAGCACTATGAGAAAGACAGGATGGGATCCACCTGCGCTGATGCAGGATGACCACGGGGGGCTAAGCAGATGGTTTGCTACACGCCCTGATGCACGCTATGTTTTTATACGTAACCAAAGGAGAGAGAAGATGAAATACAAGATGGAAATAGTCATGTCCTACTGGCAGACAGTAGTGATCGAAGCCGACAGCCGTGCCGATGCTGAGAACCGGGCGCTCTATGAGTTCGACATTACCAAGGCACGCATGGGCGAAGGTGAGGTGTACGACACAGAACTAATCGAAGGAGAAAGCAAATGACTGACGCACAACTGCAAATGGAGGCAGATGATCTCATCGCCAAATACAAAGATGAGATCATCAAAGAAGGTGACTGGTGGTGGGGCACAGACACGCACTCGTACAACATCCACTGCCTCGATGATGACTGTGATGGTTGGTACAACGTCAACGTGTACAAGGTTGATCCAGTTACGGGCATGGACAACTACGAATGGATGATTGACTTACCCCGTGTGTTTATTAAAGGAGAAAGCAAATGAGGTATCAAGTTAGAAACCACAACGGCACGCTGCTTGGCGAGTTCGACGATCTCAAGCAAGCCATCGCAGAGATGCGTGAGTACCGCTACCAAACAGGCAATCTCGCCTGCGTAGAAGATATGAAGGAGGAAGAAGATGAAAGTTAAAGACAGCATTGCGCTACACCTGCGCTGTATGGAGGCAGACCTACGGGACTACCTGTCTGACCCATCAGACCACACATTCGAGACCATCGAAGACGTACACACCCTATTACTGGATGTGATGTATAGGCTGGGCATCACGCCCGAATCGGAAGAAGGAGAGGAGGAATGCTAACACCATGGGAGAAAATAGAAAGAGTAGTACTTTTGTTATCCGTAATTGTACTAATACTGGATCTTTTATACTGGAGACCCTATTGACAACTGTCTACTCTTGGACAAATAATATTCATTCAAGGAGAAAACAATATGGCGAGAACAGCCAAGGGTTTATTAAGCGACTATATAAGGCAGCACCTAACACTTAAACGAGTCAACACGTCACGCACTAAGTCAGGCTACAAGTACCCCTTGTGGTATTGGCTTGAGTGCATGGGCGACAGACCTAGCAAGATCGAAGCCCTGATGCAGGACGTAAGGGCTCATTACATGGCCGCGCAGATACGTGTCGTAGAGTACAGCGCCAATCGTGTTGCGATCAAATACAAACTGACGGGCGTACAAGAAGTGTTGCTCGCTACGGCTATGGCGCGTAGGCGTTCGATACGCGACAACGGATCGTTTCAGTTGTATGCAGGCATGGCCTACGCACCTATGCACGACACCACCCCTAACAGGTGGAATTTCACAAGGACAGCCAGACAGTGCCAGAACCTCATACTGGATGTGTGTGGTAGGTATCCTGACAAGGAACTGTGCGTCAGCACAATCCTAGAACCCGAGTTCACAAGTTTGATAATTGCCTATCAAGCCGAACAAATTCTACTAAACCAACCTAAACAAACTCAAGGAGAGTTACATGAGAGCACCTAAGACAATGCCCGAGTTGCGGGAATCCCTTGCATACATCATGGCCGGAGCCATCAACGGCGACGTCAAAATGGACGAGGGGCGCCTTGCGCTGAATGCGGCTACACGCATTATTGAATCGGTACAAGCAGAGACACGCGCCCGCGCGCTTGCGTTTGCGGCGGGGCAGATCATGCCCGATATGATGCCATTGACCCTGCCGATGATGACTGCCCCTGTACTCGAGAACAATCCAACGGAGGGCAAATGAACAACCCACCTTACGACACGGGTAAGGTCAAGATCGGCTTGACCTACTCACCCCCACCCCCTGAATCTACGCCTGAATCCGACTGGATACAGGGCATATTGCTTGGCGACAAGCAGGGGATGGATGATCTGCTGCTCACCACAATACAGTCCATCGGGCTTATTGCTTTCATCGTTATCGTCATGCTACTTACAGGAGGAACCTCAAATGCCTGACATGCAAACCGCACTCAAAACCGCACTGACCCGCACCTTACAGGAGTGGGATGACGATGGGGAGATTTCTCCCCAGACTCCTACTATCAACACTACTATCAACAACTCTGTACCAACACCTTCTCAGGCAATTCCCATGAAAAAAACCTTTGGCATAACCAACAACATCTCCCGTGTAACTTTCGACTACATCAAGAACAACCCCGGCTCCACGCGTAAGGAAATCATTGAAGCTCTTGAGCATCAGGGGTTTGTGGGCGGGTCGGTATCGAGCCTCGTTGCGCAGATGAGACGCAACCAAATGATTCACGAAACCAACAATCTGTACTATGCAGACATACCTGAGTACCGCCCAATCAAGTCGCTCAAAGCACTCAAGAAGATGGAAGCCCCGATAGCGCCACCCAAGCGCAAGTACGAAAAGAAGGCCGTGACAGGCATCGGTGCGTTACTACGAGAGAAGCTGGAGAATACGCCTATGCCTAGCCAAGATGCGCTTGACGCTGCTGCTTACGCTATGGGCGGGCATACGCCTAAACGAATGATCTCGCTTGTGCGTGTCAAATCGCCCGAAGATATCTTAAAAGATATGACTGTGTATCAGGCACACGACTTGTACCGCCACCTTAAAGAAATGTTTGGAGGTTAATATGTACAAATACAATCCATCAGCATTCCCAGTACACGCAAAGTACGAAGAAGAAACTGTTCTAAATGAGGGTATGACCCTGCGTGACTACTTTGCGGCTCACGCCATGCAAGGGATGTTAGCGGCATGCACAGGTTGGTCGGACGCATACCAAGAGCGCATGGCTAAGACGAGCTACATGATGGCAGATCAAATGTTGAAAGAGAGGGAAGCATGAACTCAACTCGACTGCAAGCCGAACTGATTGAGGGTCTGACCCAAGAGATATGCAAGACTATTGAAAACTACGAAGGCTCGATACACGCTTCAACTGTGCTAGGCGTGTTGGACATAGTAAAGCACTGCATACTTATGGAAATCATGGAGGAAAATAATGAGTGACGCAAGTTTCAACAAGGAAGACTTTGACCGCATCTTTGGCGTGTCCAAGGACGAGATCAGAGAGAACTACCCAGTCCTGCGCAACGCTGTGCTTGAGGAAGTGGCGCTTGAGTTTGATGCCATGCGCATTGCCTTTGGTGACACAGCCCATAGCTTTGCCACGTACGTGCGGGAGATGAAGACATGAGAGGCAATGGACTTTTTAGCGTGCTGGAAGCCAACCAAAAAGCATTAGCCCCAAACAAGCATTTTGGGGAATGGGCAGGCCGACGAGGGCTGATGTGTTGGAAATGTCAGCAAACAAAACCCCGTCAAGGGGGTTCAGAAAAAATGATGGCGGGGTTTACCAACAGCTTGCGCAGATTCATCTGCCAAGATTGTGTTGAAGCTAAACAAAGGAGTATTGCGGCATGCCAAGACCCAAGCCCCCCGAACCCATAACTTTTAGGAACATACGAATGTCTGACAGGCAGTGGATCATATTCAACCAACTTGGCGGTGCTGAGTGGTTGCGTACGTTTCTTGAAAAGAAAGCACCAATGCCCAAGCAGTACTACGACAACGAACTGGCACGTCTGCAAAACCCTGCCGATGCTGTATTCTTAAACAGAAAGAGAGAAATCAATGACTGAGATATACCATGTCCCAGACGCCTGAATGGAAAGTAAAGAAGGCGGTACGGCTGTTGCTCGACAGGCTAGGCGTGTACCACTTCATGCCCCCTGCTAACGGCTTTGGCCGTGCAGGGATACCTGACATCATTGGTTGTATGGATGGGCACTTCATCGCCATCGAGTGCAAAGCGGGCAAGGGGCAGACCACTGCGCTACAGGACAGAGAACTTAACTCTATTCTCAATGCAGGCGGCACTGTGTTCATTGCCCGTGAGCACAACATACCAGACCTAGAACTACTACTAAAGGAGAAACAAAATGAGCTACATAGAACCTGACTTTGCAATGTCAGAAGAAGAACTGCACCGCAGGGTTCAAGCCATGTCAGACGATGAGCAAGAACACTTCAGGCTACTGATCCACAAGTTGGTGATGTGCTACGGCGAAGGCAAGGCGCAGGGGATTGTCATCATTGGACGCGCTGAAGATGCGCTGGCAGGAGTCGTCACCCTAAACTGTGATGAGATGGAGGCGTCGCAACTCATGTTGGCGGCAAACGATTTTTTCGGCTTTCTAAACGTCCTTGACGCACCACCCAAGGAGAACTTTAATTGACACAAGATGAAATCCTAGATGCACTGCACAAGGTGGTGCAGGAGAACAAGCACTACACAACGTGGACTGTGTCAACACCGCACTTGGTCGCCTTAGTCAACTTAGCCATTGAGCATGAGCGTGAGGCGTGTGCAAGGGTGTGTGAGTTGATGTGGCACGAATGGTTGGACTCGCCCGAAGAGAATGAGCCAAACAAACCTGACGCAGAAGATTGCTACAGAGCTATCAGAGCAAGGGATCAGTCATGACCAAACCATACGACACGATCCTAACGATCGACTTCGAAACCTATTGGGACACCAAGGAAGGTTACACACTCACCAAGATGACAACCGAGGAGTACATACGCCATGATAAATTCAGAGCGTTCGGAGCTTGCGTCCATGTATACGGAAGCGATGAACCAACTAGATGGGTTAGCGCGGAGGGACTACGTGAGTACTTCAATGGTGTCGATTGGGGACGAACCGCAGTACTTGCACACAACGCACAGTTCGATGTATCCATTATGGAGTGGGTCTACGCTGTACATCCAGCCTTCATCTTCGACACGCTATCGATGGCGCGAGCTCTCAGAGGCGTGGAGGTTGGCAACAGTCTCGCCAAACTTGCAGTCGATTTTGATCTTCCCGCCAAAGGGACAGCCGTACACAGCACCAATGGTGTGGCCGAGTTGGACGAGGTCATGGAATCTGAGCTTGCAGACTATTGCAAACACGACGTATATCTATGCGAAAGAATCTTTACACGCTTGGTCGATGGATACCCGTCCAAGGAACTTCGGCTCATCGACATGACGCTGAAGATGTACACACGCCCTGTGCTGCAGCTTGACCCCAACATGCTGACGGACGCCATACTAGATGAAAAGGAAAAACGTGAAGCCCTATTACAGAAGCTCGACGTGGTGGAAACTACACTGGCGTCGAACCAACAGTTTGCTGAACTACTTAAAAAACTCGACGTGGTTCCGCCAACCAAGACAAGCAAGACGACTGGGAAAGAGACACTTGCCCTTGCTAAGAGCGATGCCTTATTTCAAACGCTACTCAACAGTGAACGTGAAGACGTTGCCCTACTTTGTGAAGCGCGTCTTCGGGTTAAATCGACCACTGAGAGAACCCGTGCGCAGCGATTCCTCGATATTAGCAAGCGTGGTGCGCTTCCAGTCCCTCTGTCTTACTATGGGGCGCAAACAGGAAGGTGGACAGCAAGCAAAGGCTCGGCCATCAACATGCAGAACCTCAAGCGAGGATCGTTCCTACGCAAAGCGATAATGGCTCCCGAAGGGCATCAGCTTGTTGTTGGTGACCTCTCGCAGATCGAGCCGCGAGTCCTTGCGTGGCTATCGGACTACACAGACATGCTCGGTATCTTCAGTGCTGGAGGCGATCCTTATGCCGCGTTCGGTGCGCAGATGTTTAACATACCAAACCTCACCAAAGAAACTCACCCAGATCTTCGACAGTCTGCGAAGTCTGCGCTCCTTGGCTGTGGCTATGGGCTTGGTTGGGCATCGTTTGCTTCGCAACTAACGACAGGATTTCTGGGCGCACCGCCGGTACGCTACGAAGCAGATTTTGCGCGGCAACTTGGCGTAAGCAAGAAGAAGGCGATTGAGTTCCTGAGTTGGCAAGACACCGAAGCCAAGCTTAGGGATATCCCGCACACCTGTAGCCTGTACGAGTTAGCCATGCATGCCGTAGCGTCCAAGCGCATCATTGATATCTACAGAGCTACAGCGTACCCTGTTGTGGGCTTTTGGCAGATGTGCGAGAGACAGATTGAGTCGGCTTTGTACTATGGCAAAGACTACACATACAAGTGCTTGACGTTTCGCAAGGGTCGTATAGAATTACCCAATGGAATGAGCTTGCACTACCCCAATCTGAGACGAGAGAAGGATGAGAAGGGTAGAGACCAGTGGGTTTACGGCGCCGATGCAACCAAGTTGTATGCAGGCAAGGTAACAAACAATGTCACGCAAGCGTTGGCGCGTATTGTGATGACTGACGGAATGCTACGGGTATCCAAAAGATACTTCATAGCAGGCACAGTGCACGACGAATTGATCGCTGTTGTACCTGATGCCGAGGTAGAGGAAGCTAAGACTTGGGTCTTGGCGCAGATGACTATGGAGCCAAGCTATATGCAAGGCATACCATTGTCCGCTGACGGTGGCGCGCACCGTCGTTACGGGTTAGCAAAAAACTAGGAGAAGCAGTATTGAAGTTACCAACAAAAATAAGAGTAGGTAGGCGGTGGTATAGCGTGGAAGTCATTGAGGCTATGATCGATAAGAGCTATGTGGGGCGTGTGCACTATGACGCGCAACACATTCGTATCGGTACACGCAACCACTTAGGCAAGCCGTTTACAAAGCACGAAGTCGGCGACACATTCTGGCATGAGCTTACGCATGCAATCCTGCATGACATGGACAGCCCCTTGTATCGGGACGAGCGCTTTGTATCTGCGTTTGCATCACGGCTTAACAAAGCCATTAACACAGCGAGGTTTGAATGATTCAAGAGATAACAACCAACATTGACGGCGAGATTGAAATCCTTAGATGGCGCCCAGTAGCCATCAAACCTTACCCTAACAGTGAGCATGGAACAATGCCTCTGCACAACGATGATTGCCCTCACGGGGGCGAGATTTCTTGTGAGTCCCGTAGCGGGGACTCCTTGTGTGGCGGTTACTTTGGCCATGTAGGACGCGCAGTCATTCGTTGCACAGAAACACTCAAATGAAAAAACCAGCATGGTCACACAGCAGCCTCAAAGATTTTGAGGGTTGCCAACGCAGGTATCACGAGGTCAAGGTCTTGAAGAAGTACCCCTTCCAAGAGACTGAGGCCACGCGTTACGGCAATCAGGTGCATAAGGCTATCGAGGACTACATCCAAGATCAAAAGCCTATACCGCCTGAGTACGAGCAGTTCCAGCCTGTGGTGGACGCCATGCTCAAGAAGCCCGGAAGAAAGCTAGCAGAGTATGAGATGGCGCTACGCGCTGACCTTACGCCTACTAACTGGAAAGCACCCGATGTTTGGGTGCGGGGCATCGCTGACATTCTGATTGTTGACGATGAGAACCTTACGGCATGGGTGGGAGACTGGAAGACCGGCAACAACAAGTACCCCGACAGGGATCAGCTTGTATTGATGTCGCTCATGGTGTTCCAGCACTTCCCACACATACGTAAGGTTAACTCAGCGTTGCTGTTCATTGTGAAAAATGATATGGTCAAGATGCAGATGACACGCGATCAGTCTGAAGCCTTCTGGTGGAAGTACCGTGAGCGTACTGCGCGTCTTGAGGCATGCTTCGAGAACGAGGTATGGAACCCCAATCAAACCCCACTTTGCGGATGGTGTCAGGTCACCGGATGCGAGTTCAACCCTAAGCATTAGGAACAGTCATGGCCACAAGAAACTATTCGTCAGAGTACGCTAACTACCAAGGCAAGCCCGATCAGATCAAGAAGCGAGCAGAGCGCGTTAAGGCTCGTCGCATGATGGAGAAGACGGGGTCAGCCACCAAGGGTGACGGCAAAGATGTGGATCACATCAAGCCCATGCGCTCAGGTGGCACGTCAGCCAAAGGTAACTTGCGTATGCGTAGCAAATCTGCCAACAGAGCAGACAATAAATAATCCTCGGAGAAGCAATGGAAATTGTAGAAGACAGAGCACTTATCTTACGAACAAGGAACCCGCACAAATACTCAATCATCCCTAAGAGCAAAGCCATGCTTCGTGCAGACGGAGGCTACGACGTTGCTGTGTACTGGGGTCTTGATGAAGCGCGGGTCTTGCGTAACCTAGGTGT